GATTGATTTGCAGCCCAAATCATTTCTTTGTTCTTAGAAATAAACTGCATAGATGATTGAGTATCTATTGCGTTCATGTTTGCAATATATGGACCATTAAATACGTTTTGTGCGCCACCGCCTAAATGATTGCTTAATTGATTATTTGGAACGACTGTTGCCCCTCTGTTTGGAATTACTAATTCAGGACCTTGTTCACCAACCATGTAAGGAGTATTAGCTACCATTGAACCACCTTTTGCTCGACCTTGATATTGTGTAGCAGAAATAGTTGCAACTCGAACCATACCCGCAGCGATTGCGAGAGCTGCAGCCGTGTAACCTAATGCTGGACCAACAACTGGTATCCCAGCCATTGAAGCATACGCAGATTGCGCCCCTTTGTAAGTATCAATAATTGCCATAGCAACAGCCATAGCTTTCCACGCAATAAAAGCAGCCTTATTTTTTTGAGCCAATACTTGCATATTGTCTATAGCTGTTTGAAAACCCTCTTTTTCTTGCTGTGTGATTATTCCTTGCTGACGAATTTTATCTTCTTTTTGTTGTATTTCTGCTTTAGCGTCATCTTTTTTTATCTCTATTAATTCCGCATACATATCCTTTTGCGCACGGAGAGTTCTAATTAAATCCTCATTTCTATCTTTCTTTTTGTCCGCTTCCTCATTTATTTGTTTGTCTAACGCTAACTGCATTTTTAAATTTTGATCTTCTAAAGCCCATTCTACTTTTTTAAACTCTTGAGCTTTTTCACTTAAACCCATTAACTCGGTTTCTCGATCAATCTTTTTTTCAACTGTATTTAATTCGGCTACGGCAATCTTAAAATCTTCCATAGCACCAGTAACTTCTGCTTTTTGACGTGCCTCTAAAACGTCTTTTTCTTTTGAGTTTTTAGCATATCCTGTTCCAGCTAAAGTTTTTGTTTTTTTTGCTTGTTCATTTTTTTCTTGCACTAAAGCTAAAGCCTGTTCAGCTTTTATTTGTTGCATTGTTGCTTCAATCATTTCTCGTTTTTTTACAAGACTTCCAGCTAAATATTCTTGATTTTTTTCTAATCGTTTTTCAGCTTGAGAAAACAAGTCTGCCGTATCATCTTTTCTAGGCTCATTAGCTTTAGAAATAGAAGCCATTTTATTTATAAAATCAGCTATAGGTTTTGCCAAAACCAATATTGCATTTAAAGCTGAGGTTCCAGCTATCTTTAAATTGTCCCATGCGGTTGCGCCAGCCTCAATAGCTTCGGCTACATTTTTAGATACGTTTTTACCTTTACCGTAATTAGTCCAATATTCAGCCCAATCTACACCTTTTGCAGCCTTACCCAATAATGCAAACGCTTGTGCATTTCTACTAGCGGGGTCTTCTATTTTAGATAATTCTTCCGCAACCCTTTTAAATAACTCATCGGTTTTTAAATTCTGAACTTCTCCCGCTGAAACGCCTAATCGCTTAAACGCATCCCGAACATCGTCCGCACCTTCTTTTGCTTTATCTTGAGCTACTTGTAATTTGGTAAATAATCCACCTAACTTTTCTGCATCCCCGCCCGAAAGCATTAATGCCTGTTGGAATCTAATTAATGATTCAACCGTAACGTCTATTGAGTCCGCTGTATCTTGTATTTGATCAGCGTAAGAAAACGCTTTTAAAATGGCTGCACCAGCTATCCCAGCAACTATTGCTACTTTAGAAAGCGCAGAACCCGCAGCTTGTGCAAATTGTGCGGATTCTTTTTGTTGTTTTTTTAATTCGGATTGAAAAGCTCTTGAAGATATTGTTGCATCGCTTAACCCTTTTTGCAGTTGAGCAGAGTCAACCGTCATTACAATACCTAGTTTTGCAAATATACTCATTTCTTCACCTTAAACCTGTTTGGATTAAACCCTTTTGCCTGTGTAACATAGGTTAAAAGGGAATCATTTACTGATTCTGTATTGTTTTGTGGTGGGTAGAGATATTCATACGATCTACCAATTATGTTTCTAAGGGTATACGCTTGCGAGTTACTTGACTTCATATAATTGTATACCCCAGCCGTCAAATTGCCTAGGGTTTCAATCACTAAATTATTACCTATAATGCCATCCGAGAACATTACACATATTTGCCTAAAAGTCTCCTCATCTGTATTATCAGGGTTTGCCCCATGCGCAATCATATAAGCTCGGACTTGATTGCGAATAGAGCCAATTAGTTTTTTCTTGTATCCTCATATCCGACACTAATAACGTCCGAAATCCTTTTTACCAAATCCAGCTGTATTGGAAAAGGTAAGTCTTTACTTATGTCTTCGTAGGTTAAATCTTCTATTTTTGTGCCGTTAGCTGGGACTAAAAATTTAAGAGTTTCTAGGATTCTTACTTCTCCCTCTGCCTGACCTTGCGCCAGCTCTCGTACCGACTTCCCAGCCAAGACAATATCCTTGTCAAAGTATTCAATATCATTGTTACCATCCTCTAGTTCTGATCGTTTATCAATAAGCGGATCGCTTAGTTCTTTGTATTTTTGTTCCACCAATTCAGTAGGTGGTTCTTTCATTTTTTGATACAACGCATCGGCTTCAGCAACCGTTGGCACTCTAACTCTTAGTGTCTGACCGTTATATTCAAATGTTCGTATGCGGATTGTGTCCGCATTAATATTTAGGGATTGAAGAAAGCTCATTTGTATTATCCTTTGTGTTTTTTGACTTGTATTTTTCTATAACTTGAAGCAATACTATTTGAAACTGATCTATACACGCTGTTGCTGAAAACTCTAAAGCCCTACGCAAAAACGGCTGTGCTGGGACTCTAGCATTACCAAACTCCTGTGACATTCCTCTGTCATCGGTCATTACTGAAACCTCTGCCATAGCAACATCGTTTTGTACAAAATACGCTGATCTTTTATCTTTACTATTCGGCATCCTAGCCGTTAAACGTAAAGTGTCTACCATGTGCTTGCTTGTCGTGTTTTTTTCGTTATATGGTCCAGCTAAAATAAATGCTCTAGCCGTAGATAACGCTGGGCGAAACGCTTGCTTTAAAGCTGGGACTAAAACCTTTTTAGTTGTCTCTCCAGCCCCAAAATCTTTCTGCATTTCTACTAGGACTTTTTCTAAATCATTAAAGCCCGTAGTAGTCATCGTATACTCAAGATATTCGTATCTATCTCTAGTAGTTGGCAACCTAGCCATTTGGATTCCTTTTGTTTTCGGGTATCAACTTATCATATATGGCATTATTTAAATTGACAGCATACTCAGCGCATTGTTCCGCTGTTAAAACATTGGCATGGTTTTTAGCTATTTCATAAGCTAAATAAATTCCAGTTATACGTTGCTGACGATAACCAAACCAATCTTTTACTCCTGAGTTCTGCTGTGATATTAAATAAGCCAGTAATTCATCTGAACCATTTTGTATTGTCATATAATAAACCCCCGTAGGGGCTATCTTAATCGTTTGACCAGCCGTAGGAGTTTCCGCCTACTGGATGCAGAACGAAAGTAAACTTACCCTCTGCGCTAGGAGACATATCCCATTGCAAGCCACCAACCCGTGCGTTAAACGCATAAGCTACAGTATTTGAACCGTCATATACAGCAATAACATAAGTTCGAATAGTTGTTCCACCGTAGCCGTCAGTTCTTATTTGCAACAGAGCTGTGTCTGCTGGATTCCATGCAGCCGTAATATTTAAACTAGTTACTTGGTTTTGAGTAGTGATTTTAGCACCAGTTCTTGCGCCAGCAATAGCATAGGTTGCAGAAGCATCATCCGCACCAAAAGCTGGAATAGCCTCTACTGGGATTTGCTCTCCAGCCGTGCCTGTTCCGCCAGCAGATGTGCCAATAATTGTTTCTACGTTAGCCCAAGTACCCAATTCGGTATCAGTTAGAGCTACTGGAGTCACATCGTCTTGCATCCAAATTGTTGCTACGTACCCTGGCAGTACCTTATTAATTAGAGCCATTTTTCAATTCCTTAATAAAAGAGTTAATTAATCGTATCTTATGTCGGTACATCAAGAGTGCAATCCATAAAAACCTGATGCAATCCTAAGTCATTGTCGTAACTATTATATTGCCATACTACATCCGCTTTGGCTACAAAAAATCCATCGGTGTCGGGATTACCAAACATTCCTGAATAGCCATGTAGAGATTGTAATATACTGTTTGACAAATTGAAAGAATCTGTCATTTCTTGAGCAAAAACAGATATTTGAAATATTGGTCTGTCTATGCCTTTGTTGTTCTGAGTTTGTCCCGTATAGACGGGCTGATGTATGTTTCTTAATTGCCACGTTAAAAATTTAGCCTGTTCCGCATATAGCCTATTAAAGTTTGCGTAAACTGGTACTGGTGTAACAATATCTGCTAATTGATACTGGATACAATGCGCATAAACGGTAGGATTTTGTTGTGTGGTCATACGGGAACATTCGGGTCGTTTCTATAGCACACTAAAGTTATTTTCATACGATCATTTGATTCGTAAACATCTGTTATTCGCCAATCATTATTTCGCCATTTAATACTGTATTCCTGTTGATTATCAACAATTTGCTTTATGTTTGGCGTATAGTTAAACGTCAAATTTACTAAATCTTGATAAATACGGTATCTCTCAGTATTTCGTAAATCATTTCTAACATCTTTTACTAATGCACGGCTTGTAAACAACGGGGTAATTGTTGTTGTATATTGCCCCATTGTGTCTACGCCATTCGTAACTGAATTAACTGTAGCATTTTCGTATCGGGCAATAGCCATTACATCACCAACGGTTTATACGGTCTTAATAATTGCGCAACGCCAAAAGGTAAATCTTTAAGTGTTTCGACTGTTGTATTTGAACGATTATTGTATAAATGAGTTAATAATAAAAGCCCAGCTTGCTTAATATTTGGGTATTGAGCATAGTAACTTGTATCAATAGTCCAAGTAACAATAATTGGGTTAGTCATTGTTTCAGATACAACCGTAGGTATATCAGTAACAACAACTTTATTACCAGTATTATCATAATAATAATTTGCAGAATCTAAAACAATCAATACTGGGGGATTACTTGAATCATAATAAGATACTGTATTTATTTCTACCGTTCCGCTACCAACACTAATTTCGGGTAAATCCAAAAATGATTGCGACCCATTACCATTGCCAGCACCATAATAAGCACGATACTGTATAGGAAAAATAGGCATTCCTAAAAAATCCTCAATAGCCATACGAGTAGCTAGTTCTAAACTAGAAAGATACTCGTCTTGACTTTCATCCTCAAATAAATTTAATTGATTTGTAATTTGGTTAAGAGTAAGCCAGCCAGTAGATGTATCACGATCTATCTGCTCAACCTTTTCATAACTAAAAGGATTTCTGCTTAATTGAGCACCAAGACTAGGATTGCTTATTAAATTACTAGGCATTTTTTACCTTATGCTTTTGTACAAGTCACACCAGCAAATACATCTCGTATTGTTGAGCAAACACGCTTTTCAGCAAAGATAGTTATGTAACCAGCTTGCGTTTGTTCAAACATTTGTATTTTCATTAATTCATTATCTGCAATAGTTACAAATTGATTCCATGCAGCAAAATAAATTGGAAAATTTCCCGCCCCTACTTGTTGCATATAAGGATTAAGATATACTGGTTTGCTTAATAAATATGTTGTTACCTCACCATTTTCTCCAGCTTGATCTAACAATATACCCGTTGGTCCAGCAGTCTTACGAATAATTCCTAATGTTGCTGGGTGCATCATCCATGCGCAAGTTGGGTCAATTAGAAATTGAGGTGGCAAAGCACTAAAAATATTAGCTATATCATTCATAGTAATATCACTTGTACCGTCTAATGTTGTATTAAAAACAGTATGAATACCGTTAGTTATAGCGTTACCACTTGAACCAAAAGTTGCAGCAGAAGTTGAGTGTCCATAACTATTTAAACCTCGTAAACCTAGAGTAGCACCATAATATCCTGTAGTAGAAGCCGACTGATCATTATTAAGCATCATACTTAATGCTTCTTGCTGAGCAAACTCTAATCCAATGTCCGTAACAATAGCTTGTTCTAAATTTGTAATGTCTGACATGACTGCTGTTCTAATAGGAACAACTGCCTGTATAGCCCGTAACGGTAATTGCCAGTAACAAGTATTGTAACCAGTTACTGCATTGTTATTGTTAATAGGATAGTAACCCCAAGGATTTCCTACAGCAGTAATTGTTGTAGATGACGCTGTAGTATCGCCAAGAACATTATATGTGCCAGCACCGCCAGTTCCACTTCCTAATGAGCTAATATAAGTTCCAGCCGTTACACCTGTTCCTGAAAGAATTTGACCTACTCTTAAAACACCGCTAGTTACCGCTGTTACAGTCATTACAGATGCTGTAATAGATGCCGTAACAACCGCACCATTTTGTATATTAGTTGCGTTGCCAGTTTTAGCTACAAATGCTTGATCTGAACCAATAGTATTAATGATTCGAGCACCAGCACTTCTAATTGGGTTATTTTGACGTAAAGATGCAAACGCATCATCAAATATAGTTTGACCACCTTTTCCTGACCCTGAACCAGTTAGCGCAGAGGCTTCCTTTAAATTTACAACCGCTTCGCCATGTTGCATGGCTGATTTCACCGCATCAAGAATTAAGTTTGCCATTTTTCTATTCCATATTAATTAATTAAAAGCTGGGGGGTTTCCCCCCCAACCTTATTAGTCGTTCGCTGTTGCTGTTGAACGATAACGGATGATTGAGAATGGGTCTACAACACTTGTGCATAGACGCTTCTCGCCGTAAAACGTAATGAAGCCTGGCACTGTCTGATCGTATCTACGTAAGATCATATTTAAACGATCTACAATAGTATGACCACGCTGGAAGTCGCCAAAATACATTGGGAACAAATTAGCTTTATCTACACCAGCATAGCAAGGAGTATCTAGGTAATTGTTTACTACAACATCAAAACCTAGAAGTTTTCCAACGATGCCGTCATAAATTAACGGTGACATACGTTCAAATACTGGTGTGCCATTGTCATCAACTAAACCACGAATGCCAGCAAGCATTGTTGGGCTAATAATGAATTTAGCAGTTGGTGTCCAGTATTGTTGTGGCAAGCTATATACAAAGTTTACAACGTCTTTATATGTAACAAGGTTTACAACTCCACTACCATTTGTAGTTAGCTGATCATAAGTTGCAAGATTAACTAAACCGTTAGAAGTAGAAATACCGCTTGAACCAAAAGATGCAGTAGAGATTGTTCCACCAGTATAAGACCCGTTAGAACCACCGTATTGATTTAATCCACGCAAACCAACAGTTCCGCCGTATGTATTAGGTGAATCAGTTTGGTCCGAGTTTTGTATCATCGAAAGTCCCTCTGCTTGCGAAAATTCTGCGAGCATGTCTGATACGATGTTACCTTCTAATCCATCCATGTCATCTAAAGCAGCGGTTCTAATCGGAAACTGGACGTTAATATCTTGCAAAACTAATTGCCAAATATTTGTGTCCTGAGTAGTTAAATCACCGTTATTTTGAATTGCGTAGCCCCAACGAGCACCCGCATTTCCTACTTTGGCTCTAAATTGGTAAATTGAACCATCTGTTGCAACTTGACGGGATACGCCACGCATTGGATTCATCAAACGTAGGGCTACAAAGAATGGGTCAAAAGAAATACGTCCACCCACGTTTGCACCGCCTCCGTAACCAGCTGGATTACCAACTTGTTGCGATTCCTTCATATACGCATCATATTGATCTGTTGATTCAAACAATTTGATTTCTTTTTCTGTCCGACTATTGGATTTATAGAAATCACGCACTTGTTCTTTAACTAAACGATTAACTTCGCTAGTTACAGTTTTGTAAGTCTTGATTTCAGGTGTTGCGCCAATTTGACTAAATTTAGCTTCGAGTGTTGCAATCTTTTCAGCAGTCTCAGCTTTAATAGCTTCAATTTGCTCAGTAACATTAGATTCAACCGCCGTTTTTACTTCTTCAATTTTGGCAACATTGGTAGCCTCAATCGCATCTAACTTCTCAAAAATTTCTTTTGACATGATATATCCTTTATTTAATGCGTTTTTCAAGTGCCTTTAATAATTCCCATTTTTCAAATTCTTTGAGAAGATTATCAGCTTCGGTTACCACCGCATCAGATTCGCTCTGCTTAGGTGCTTCTTCAATGGGTTTTTTGACAACCTCACGCTGTTCAATAATCTTCTTGAAGATAGAAGATGCGGTGGTCGCATCTTTTCGAGAAACTCCAGCTTCACGCAAGAGCTTTTCAACATTTCGAGGATTAATATTGCCGTCCTCTTGTAGACATTCAAGTGCGTTAATCTGCGCTTGCTCATTATTAGGGTGCATGACTACAGATACTTCCATTAGTCCGCCTTTAGTTATTTGGAAATAACCTTCATCTACGTCATCCGTTGGTTCACCCATTTCGTCTACCATGTGGTATTCATCGGCATAAGCACCGACTGAAACACCGCCAAATAGGTTAGGTGATTCTTTAAGCACGTTATAAATATCGTTACCGCCAGTAGTATTTAAAAATAACCGTCCGCTTGCGCTCATACCGTCATCTTCAAATGCAAAATTGTTCCATTCGCCTATTGGCATACCCATATCATTATGGTTTAGGAACATTGGTAATGGTTTACCATTATCGGAAAACTCTTTAGCCCAATCCATGAATCCTTCGGGCTGATAGTTAAATTTTCTACCGTCAGCACCTTCTCTTGCGCCCCAAGTAGTTACTTTAGCCTCAATTCTGCCCGTAGGCATTGTTGCTTCACTTAAACCTTTACTAAGGCTTAACTTTGCTTCGCAAACTAGATTCAGATTTTTCATTAATAGCCCCTGTTTGAATATCCTGTCGCATATCTTGTATTTTTGGGGGTCTACCCCTTGTAGCTTTGGGTAGTTTAATATCTTTTGTTTTCAATTGCTTTAAATGGGAGTATAAAACAAAATTTTCGTTTTGACACATTATTTTGTGCCTATATTCATTTTTTTGGTTTGACCACCCCCACCGCCACCAGTATCTTGAGGAGATGACCCTGAAATAGGTGTTGCTGGTTTAGGTTCAGCCTTTAATTCGTCCGCCCCATCCATTTTTGGCATATTTAGATATTCTCTAGCTTCATTAGGAGACATTATACCGCCCGATACGCCAGCATTAACAAAGTTCATCTGATCTAATGCAGCCCCTTTTAAAAATTCTTTAGTGTCAAACCTTACACACAGATTAGGGTAGCCTTTTAACAAATGCTGGTTTAGTTTTTGCTCAATACTGATCACAATAGGATACATAGTCGTTTTGTGAAACTCATCCAACATTGTTTGAGTATTATTAAACTTACCTTCGCCCACAGAAATCATTTGCGGGGGAACGCCAAACAACCCACATATACGCTTCATGGTTTGTTCTTTTAATGCAGCGCAATCCGCATCTTGTAAGGTTAGCATATTAACTGGAGTATATTTCATACCCTGATCTAACAACATACCCTGTCCAGCTTTGCTTAAATCTGTTGTTCGGCTACCAACCATTGCCGACCACGCCTCTTTCAACCGCCCAGCAATTTCTTTATACTTTCCATCGGGAATAACTTGATCTGTTGTAAATAAGCCCGAAGGTTTTGCGCCGTTTTGCATAATAAAGTTTGCATATAGGTCAATGTCCTGATCTAAAGCCATTAACTCAGTAGCTAATATGCCTTTGTTAAAAGATGCCGAACCTTGCCATGAGGCTTCCATAATGTGCATAACCATGTGCGAAGGTAATGGCTCATCTTTGTTAAATCCGTAACTTGGAGTTGTCAAAACATACAGCGGGTAACGGGTAGGCGTTATTTGTGATGTTATTAAGCTAGCATCTAAGTTATACATCTCCATTGGGGTTTGAGTAGGGTTTTTCTTATCCTCTCTCCACCATAAGGTAAATGTTTCACCCGCAAGGTCTAACCACATTGACCATTGATACCAAAATTCATAGGATGATTGGAAATTATTAGGGTTATACATCAAATTAACTACTTGTTTTGCTTTTGCTTTATCCCGTGCGCTTACATTAGGGTTTGTTACCGCATCAACCAATGTTCCATCTTCTAAACGGGCATATACACATTTTGGTAGTTGTGCAATAGTTCGGGCTTTAGCGTTTACGCACGACATAACTGTGCTGTTACGGGTCAGCATTGTAATGTCTACGGGTCTACCAGCAGTCGTAGAGCTACCAGTTGTAACGTATAAAAGCTGTTGCGAAACTGTTTGCTTACCCGCTGCACCTTGGTAAACTACGTTATTACCTAGCTGAGTTTGACCAAAAACCGTGTTAGATTCCTTTGAATCCTTACGTTTTTTACTGAAAATGTCTAATATTCCCATGATTCCCCCCGTATTTAGAACATTCTACATCAAAAAGTTCTAAATCCATAGCTAGATGATACGAAAGGATTGTCTAAACTACAGTGCATAGCCACAATTAGCGCAATAATACCGTCAACTTTAGCTGATTTGTCTGCTTCGTTCTTGCGAATTTTGATGTTTCCATTAACATCTTCATACACTTCACAGTTTCCTAGTTGCCAACCCACAAAAGGATTACCGTCATGCTTAATTTGTTTGTTAAGTATTAACTTTTCTACCTGTTTGCTAGGATTGTTTAATACAGCCATACCCTGACCTACTTTTTTAACGGGCATACTCGCATCATATAGACGGGCAACCATACTTGCAGCGTTATACGCATCATACCCAATTTCTTTTAACATAGGATATTTTTCTGCTTGTGTCAAAATGTAATCCGATATTTCCCGATCATCCATTACGTTTCCCTGAGTTAATCTAAGGATTCCGCTTTTACGGGCTTCATCAAATATGCTTAAATAGTGTTTTGGGACAAACTCCAGCCCTTGTTCGGGCAAGAAAAATTGCCAGCTTGCCTCATAATCTAATTCCCCATACCGTTTTAGGATACAAACGGCATTTAAATCCCTTGTTGCAGCCAAATCAAATCCAATAAATACTGCTTCGGGTTCTCGTTCTTCTTTAATCTTACATTCTTCCGCATCCCAATAAGACCTGTCTAGCCACGCACTATTTGCCGAAACATAGATATTAAGAGTTTTACAGAGAAACTCATTTAATGCAGCGGGTTTGTTTTTTGCTTCTTCAGCCCTAGATTCAATAGCGTTATCAAAAACAGATATGCCGTGCATAGGGTTTGCTTTGCGCCAGTTTTCAGGCTTTTGCCAATCATCATGTAAATCTAAGCCATACAGTAAACCAAACCAACGGGGATTATCTTTTGCTGTTCCGCTAAGCATATTTTCTACCATCTGCATGTCTTCAAAAAATTTAGTATCTTTTGTAAAGCTTGCTGTTGTAATATAGATACGCAAAGGATTCTTACGGGCTACCATCCCTGAATGGAGAACCTCAATGGCATTCCTATCTGTAATTTGTGCAGCCTCATCAATAATTGCACAACTAGGATTCTTACCGTCACCCGTCTTTTTTGTATCTCGGCTTAATGCCTTAAACATGGATTGACTGTCTCCAGCTTTTCGTATCTGATATTTTGATACGTTAAACAGTCCTTTTAAATCT